CGAATGCAGCTGATGAGTTTGTCGAGCTCGGGCATAGAGTTGACACTCTTGTTTTCAAGAAACCGCGTTTTTTCATTGCAATGTGTGCTCTTCTCGTGATTATCGCTGGACTTTTGTCGTGGAAGACAACGCTTTCGTCGGAGAGTTTTTCTGAACCGGAGTACCCTGTCGAGCTGGATCAGGAGCGAGTTTCTTACTCCTATGCCAACTATGTGCCCACAACTGTCTTTCCCATGTCGACGAAGTCGCGTTGCATTACTGCTGAGAACTTGACCGATAGAGTGCGTCGCAACTCACATCGTGTGACTTTCATTTGTAGTGATGATGGCGAACGTTTGGAGGGGTGCAATATACTTGGTTTGGGCGGTGATGTTTTCGTGTGTAACGATCATTGTATTTTGCCAAACACCTTTCAGATCATTTTCAATGATGTGCAGAGGGGTGGCCTAGGCAGACAAGTGCACTTTCCATTTTCTGAGGCCAACGTTGTCCGGTACCCTGAGAGAGACTTGGCTTTCTTTCGGTTGAAAGGTGTGGGAAATCGTGTTGATCTTCTGGAGTTTTTGCCACCCAAGCCTCTGGTTGGGTATTTTAATGGTTTGTATGGTTCTTTTGATGGTGAGGCTATCTCGTTTGTGGGTGTAAAAACCCTGCATAACAAGAGGGTCAAGCCTGATAGGGTAAAACACACTATTGATGCCTTGCACACTGGCGACACCATCACCACACGGCCTGGGGATTGTGGCGCGCCTGTCATAGTGTCTAACTCATCCAGTGGTGCCGTTCTTGGTGGTATTCACGCATATGCTCATGAAGACATTTTTGGTCATCAGAAAGGGGCTGGGTGTGTGCCATTGAGTCGTGATTTCGTGGATCCTATTGTCAAGAAGTTGCGTGGTCTTGAACCGATTACAGTATCAACACCGTCTTTGTCCTCTCAATCTGTGACTCGTGAAGTTGTGACTCTGCACCGTAAAAGCGTTTTCCGCTTCATACCCAAAGGCGCTGCTGATGTGTATGGATCTCTCACGGGACCCAGAACTGAGCCCAAGAGTTGTGTAGTCGACACGCCCCTGAGATCGCAATGGTTGCCCTATGGAATTGACACCACTTTCACGAAACCCGTGATGAGTGGGTGGAAACCCTGGCGCATTGCTGCACTCGATATTGTGCAACCTATTGTCGGTTTGGATCATTCCATTCTTTCAAAATGTGTTGATTCATTTGTTGCTGATGTCAAGGGCAGACTCACTATGGATCAGTTTCGTTTGTTACATCGAGTCCCGGAGGAAGTTGCTGTCAACGGGATGCCGGGCGTTGCTTACATTGATTCCATAAATCGTGGAACATCGATGGGAGCGCCGTTCAACACACCCAAGAGTAAGTTTTTGAGGGTCATGGATTCCACATTGTTTCAAGATGGTGTGGAGTTTACACCCGAGATTCGTGAGCGAATGGTGGACATCCGTCGGAGTTACAGTGAACGAAGACTGTGGCGTCCTGTTTTCACGGCTCACCTCAAAGATGAACCGGTTAGCCCGGCGAAAGCCGATACAGGCAAGACGCGGGTGTTTTGTGGTGCACCAATTGATTGGACAATCGTTGTGCGTGAGTTTTTTCTTGGACACATCCGGCTGATTATGAATGCCAAATTTGAGTTTGAGTGTGCTGTTGGTGTCGTTGCTCAGTCCACGGAGTGGTCTAAAGCGTATTCTCACGTGACGCGTTTTGGGGCTGATAGGATAGTGGCTGGTGACTACAAATCCTTTGACAAGAAGATGTCTCCAGTTTTGATTCTCGCCGCTTTTGAGGTTTTGATTGAGTTGGCTAAGCACAGTGGCAACTTTACTCTTGATGATATTGCCGCTATGTGGTGCATTGCTCATGATACCGCCTACCCCATGGTCGATTTTCATGGTGACCTTGTGCAGTTTTGGGGGTCGAACCCTTCTGGCCACCCATTGACAACCATCATCAACTCCATTGCGAACTCTTTGTATGTAAGGTATGCTTTTTCGACCGCAGGTGGTGATGTTGCCAAATTTCAAGACAGCGTTAGTCTGTTGACTTATGGTGATGACAATATCATGTCGGTTTCTTCGGAGTGTGCATTTTTCGATCATACCGTTCTGCAGAGTCAATTGGCGAATGTTGGCGTTGCATATACGATGGCTGACAAGGAGTCTGCGTCTCAACCATTTATCAACATCCGTGACGCGAGTTTTTTGAAGAGGTCATGGGAATATGATGTGGAGCATCATGTTTACATGGCCCCCCTCGACATCGAATCCATTCACAAGATGTTATGTGTTACTGTTGCATCTAAGAGTGTCACTCCACAGGAGCAGATGTTTTCCATTGTGCGTTCAGCATTGATGGAGGCATTCTTCCATGGAGAACATTTCTTT